CCGAGAAACAAAGAAATTATGATGCAGGGGTTGGATCAGTGGAAACCACTGTTCCTTCCTAAATCTGCACCTGGCGTTTCCCATAAGACTTTCACCAATAAAACGAAGACATCTAATTTAGATGTTCCGAATTCTACTGCTGCTCTTGCATTGCAAGCAGGGTTATGGATGTCTCCCAAGTTTAAATACTTGAGAGCAGTATTTGAACAATACTGTAAAATCACCGATAACCTTAGTTTGTATTCGCAATTGAAGCAAATTGGGGAAGCCTTCCTGGGGACCAAGTACGTGGCTCGGGTCCTTCCAACCTATCTAGGTCGGTTAGGACTTAAAGATGAGCCAGGTAAGGTGCGAGTTTTTGCTATGGTTGATTGGTGGACACAGGTCCTGTTGCGTCCTCTTCATAAGTTCCTTTTCTCTTTATTGAAAAATATTAGAGAAGATGGGACTCATGATCAGGATCGAGCAGTGATGCTCGCCCGCTCATTTCTTGCGGAAGGCCGTAAGGCTTTCTCGTTTGATTTGAGTGCGGCAACAGATCGTCTTCCTGTATTACTACAGGCGATGATTGTGAACTCCTTTCTTCCTGGGTGTGGGCAACTCTGGGCAGAGTTGCTTACAGCCCGCGATTACCAAGTTCCTAAAGGTGCTCATAAGCGAGGCTTCTACATGCCGGACTCAGTCCGATATGCAGTTGGCCAACCTATGGGTGCTTTAAGCTCTTGGGCTATGCTAGCAATAACGCATCACTTTATCGTACAATTCGCTGCTTTCCTTATCGGATACAGAGGATGGTTTCCATATTATGTTGTATTAGGTGACGACATCGTGATCTTTGATCGCGGTGTTGCCAACTCTTACTTACGTATTATGGAAGATCTCGGTGTTTCAATCAATTTGTCAAAATCTCTAGTTTCGAAAGATTCTTTTGAGTTTGCAAAAAGATTTATTCATCGAGAATCAGATCTCAGTCCGTTATCCTTTAGAGAAATGGATGTGGCTGGAGCTTCGCTTGATGCGCTGCTTCAGTTGCTACCCAAATTTCAGGGGATGCGGATCAGATTGTCTTCTGTACTCCGGTTTCAGGGAATGGGATTCCGTAGCCTTGCTTTGATTAACAAACGTTTCGATGTAATGTCGAGACGGATGAAACTTTGCTTGGCTTGGTTGACCTTTCCTGGGAATTCTCCTTGGGCTTGCAATCGCTATGTCGATTGGATTCGATCATCTTCTTTAGGAAGATTCTCTTCTCCAATTGATCTAATCTCTTTACGAGATATCCTTAAAGATCTATTGTCCTCAATGGACCCGACTAAGTCAGGTTCAACGGGAACTTTAGTTCCTAGAGATATCTTTTATGGAGTTGGATACGACACGATGCTAACCTGGAGATCCGATCAATTACCTGATTTACTTCAGACCATTTTATGGCCTGTCCAAGTCGAGTATATGGATGCCCATCGGGCGTCCGATGCTCTTTGGGGAGCAATCCCCCTTGACTCTCTTTCTGATGAGAGCCTAAGCTTGGAAACACTGGAAACAGTGCTTAGTGAATCATTTAGTGTGTTGACTGAAGCTGCGGCAACCCCGGTTCACGTTGATCTTTCAAAATATAATGAAGATCGCGTGCGCCTGGTTGCAGGTAGATGGTTGACATATTGGTCGCGTTTCCGCCGATCAGTCGGTAAGAAGTAATATGGATCGTAGGCCCTCTCGGGCTAGGCTTTGAAAGTTTTGACGCTAAAACAGTGTTTGGATTCAACCAAAGGAAATCTGAGGTGCAGAAAGTTAATTCTGACCCCCAAACACCCGTGACTGGCCCAATTGAGGATAAGTCTTCTCGAGAGAAGATACTATATTCCCAACGAGACACTGTTGTAGTAGACGTGTCTTATCCAGACGACATCAATCTCTCTCCAATCAAAATCAAAATAATGTGATCGAAGTGGAATATTCCGCTCGTCACGAGAATTCTTCTTTTGAGTACCCTGCCTGGAGAGGCAAGGGGAAAGGAGTTGATTCTAAAAGAAATGAAACCCCATGTTTGGGCGGCCATTGACTCTACCGGTCACAGGCAACAGGATGAAAATCCTGAGCTGTGTTAAAGCGAATTTCGTACGTGGGCTGCACTGCTTCTGGGATTGATCCCTCAGAAGTACTACCTCACGCCGGTACGCATTGGAAGGAAATAGTTGCAAGAGCTATTCAAGCTCTTGGACCATCCTTGACCAAGTCATACGACACTTTGCGAGATCATTTAGTAGATCTCTAACCGAAAGGACAGTTCGTATGCGCCAAGCGCTAGAACCGTAGGCGAACAAACTTGGGTGGAGGATCTAACAAGAGCCTGACACTCATCCTAATAAGATGAGCGGCAGTACCCTTTTAAATCGCTTCCATTTTAGAATTGGACTCTTATCACAGGACTTTTGATCCTATGAACCGAGACGAGATTGAGCATAAGAATGAAGACGCATCTAAGCGCCATGGGACTAGATAAGGTTGGTTTGCGCCAACTGGGGCTAGTATCCCATTCCT